CCCCCCTTTCGGGGGGAGAGTGCCATTCCTTGGCATCCATATCGGTCCCTAATCTCGACTTTTAAAGTGGAGAGTCGGGAGAATCGGAGACTTCTTGTGCCTATTAACCGTACAAAGACGTCTGGTGGAGTAATCAGCGGGCCCTGGTCTATGACCAGTTCCGCTGGAAACTCTTCGGGTACATTCGCCAAAGGTATCAAGCAATTGACTACTAGCGGCGAGAATATCCCGAATTACCATCAACGTCTTCGGCGGGGTGAGTTACTTCCGCTTACATGGTTCATCCAAGACGAGCATGAAGGAATGGCCGAATATCGTCATCAGATCACCAATACCGGAAACGGCTATTGGCAGATCTGGAACGATGGTCTACCTTACTTTCCCGTCACGGATGCTACTGTGGAGTCATGGCTGCTCGATAATAGTTATTACGTGCAGTCAGCCGCTGCTAGAATTTATAGCAGTGGTTGGGACACCCTCACCTTTATGGCTGAGCTTTCTAAAACTCGGGACATGTTTAAAGGTGCACTGAAAAGTGCACAGTCCCTGTTAGAGAAAGGAGCTCGCAAAGCCGGTAAGAACTGGCTTGAAGCTCGTTATGGCTGGCGCACCCTGTATTACGACATAGTCGATATGCAGGAGGCTTTGGCCAACCTCGACAAGAAGAAGACGCGGTTCAGGCAGTCGACCGGTACTACCGTTACTGATGAATGGGTCGTTGAGACCCCTAATCAGTTGGTAGCCGGAGGTGTCCTCTACGTCACGATTATCGACAGGTTTACCGTTTCGGCAAGCCTGCGCGGTACCGTGGTAGCTGACATAAGCCCTCCTTCGTTCGGATTCAATCCCCTGACAACGGGGTGGGAAGTAATTCCCTTCTCGTTTATCGTTGATTGGTTCGTGAACGTTGGTCAATGGCTTGAATCTTTGTCTTTCCTCGTGTTATCTACTCAGCATTACGCTGCAGGGGGTCACTGTATCACGGTAGAGAGAAATTACTCCTACGTGAATACTGGCTCCGTGAGTGGTTGGACAGGAACTGTAAGTTTCGAATCCAACTATAAGCGGATATACACAAAGAGGACTCCGACTTCGGTTAGTCTTAATCCACTCGTGAAGGTCCGGCTCGACGCTTTCAAGATCACTGATCTCGTTAGTATCGTGTTCCAGACTAAGGCAGCTCGTGAGTTGGTCAAGAAATCGCAAGTCGCGATTTCGAAGGCCTTCCCCACGACACCCTTTTCCTTCTAAGGAGATAAAACTATGGCGGCCATGTCGACCGCGCTCACCGAGTTTTCCGATAAGGAGAACTCCCGCACTTACTTTTATACTGGCCACACTGTTTCGAAGCCGAAGCTTGTGCTCCAGAAGAGGAAGGTGCCCATTGGAAACCAAGTGACCGTTGAAGATGTCATTACCGTCCTTAATGGGACGGAGGACGCCGACGGCGCGATCTTGGATTCCAAAGTGTCGTTTACCGTGACAGTGCGACGCCCGAAGAACGGGGTTGCAACGGACGTTACTGCTGCGCTTGCCGTTTTCCGCGATATTATTGCGGGCGACGAGTTTGCGCTCACCGTTGGTGATTCTCGTTATTTGAAGGCGTAGGGAGGTAACTCCCTATGGCTCCGCAACGAGAACCTCGAGACTTCAAACGAAGCCTCGTGGTAAAGTTTGTAGGGATCCTTGCTGCAGTAATTGCAGCAACTCTTGGGATCTCTACTACTCTTCCAACGGATATCCCATATGATGGCTCGTTAGAGCTGCATTGGGATGGCAGTAAGCCGGTTCACGGTAGGAGCAGATCTGATGACAGACTACTCGCAATTGACCCTAGATATTCTTAGGGCTTATTTGTACGACAATAAGGCTAAACTGAGTGAGGATACTCTGAAGACCATATCCGGTTGGATAAGGTCCAGGAGTATACCTCACTTAGCTTCCTGTGTCTCGCATTTCCCTAACGCATTGTCACATAGGGAGACTTTGCGAGTCCTCATGCAGATCGAGGCCTTCGTTAAGAAGAACTCGGTCTTCTCCGCGCCGGAAGCATCTGAAGTCGCAATTGCCTCGTTTTTCGAGAGCGAAAAGCGGTGTAGGATTACTAACCGTCGTTTGGATCACTACCTCGTTCAGCGCGAGCGTTTAGCTCCCGATCTGAACAAGTGGTTAATCCGCATGGAGACCTACATTAGTAGGACATTGGGGCCCTTAAAGCCATTCCTCGACATGTTGCCGGGGTTGGTGCGAGTAACTTCAGGAGCCACTTCGACTAGGTCCCGACGCGTTGCCTTCCCACACTCGAAAATGAGTCTGAGAGGTGTAACGTCTTTGTCGTGTAAACCCTTACTTGAGCATCTTTACCGTTTCTACGGTTTTGATGCTTTTAAGGTTAGGGTCCACGATTGGAACCGAATCGAGACAGTACCCAAGAACTGGAAGACGGACCGAACCATCGCATGCGAACCTGAAGGTAATATACCTTTTCAGCTCGCCTTCGATAGCTACGCAAAAGCGAAGCTGCGGAAACGCGGTATCGATCTGTCTGACCAGACAAAGAATCAGCGCCTTGCTATTGAGGCTTCCGAGAATGGCAGATATGCCACTATCGATCTCAAAGCTGCCTCTGACACAGTTGCATACAATACTGTTGCAGCCCTCTTTCCTGAGGACTGGTTTCAGTTCCTGTGTGCAGTCAGAAGTCCTGTCGGCAAGTTGCCGTCAGGGGGAGGTACAGTTCGTTATGCGAAATTCTCCAGTATGGGGAATGGCACTACGTTCTGTATCGAAACGCTGATCTTTGCTGCCGCAAGTTACGCAGTTGGGTCAGTTTTCAACTCGGTCTATGGTGACGATATCGTCATCGAGACTGAGTATGTAGCTGACCTGCTGCGGCTCTTGCGTTTCCTCGGCTTTACTATTAACCAGGACAAAACACATATTGCAGGCCCCTTTCGGGAATCCTGCGGTGTGAATTGTTTTGACGGAGTTGACATCACCCCGTTTTACATTAAGGAATGGGATGACCGCAAGGCCATCTTGTCCCACAATGTTAATGGGTTGGCGTCAATTTGCCTCCCTGGTGGGCGTCTAGAGGACCTCTTAGTTTCAATTGTGAAACGAGAGGAACTCCCTCTAGTGCCCTTCAATAGTAATAGCACCTCAGGCGTCTTCATCGACGTGCGAGATGCTTATACGAGGAAGTTATTACGGGCCAAGCACTCTATCTTAAGCTTCAAGGGCTTAGTGCCCAAGGAGCGGAAGAAAAGAGTAGCCTGGAGAAGAGCGTACTACCTGTGGCACTTTCGTGTCCTGGGTAGGAGTTCTCCGGAGCATAGGGAGCTCCCCGTAATTAGCAGTTGGGTAACCACGGCCAGTCACAAGTATGTGCGGAAGTGGGTTCACTGGATCCCTCCAGTGGTTGGCACACCGATTCACCTTTATTGGTGGTCGGAAAGACTCCTTCGCCCGTAAGGGCTAATTAGTCTGTGTGGG